ACTCGGAAATCCCCTCAACCAGTCAGAACCAGCAGGGACTGAGCGGATCGGAGTCGGATATTCCAACATCGGGCAGGATCGAGCCGAGACTGGTCACGCCCGTCAATGCCAGCGAGAGTTTCGGCCCTGCCCTGACCTTGTGGGCGAAGCGCGTGCTCAACATTGATCTCATGGAGTGGCAGAAGCGCGTCGTGAATGATGCTCTGAGTCTGGACGAGAACGGTGACTTCATCTTCCGTGAAGCGTGCATCTCTACGGCCCGTCAGAACGGCAAGAGCTTGGTGATGCGTGCTGTCGCCGGCTACATGGCGACCGAGTATGCAGCTTCTCGAAAAGAGCCTCAAACGATTTTGATTGTTGCCAACCAGAAGCGCCGAAGCATGGCCTTATTCCGTGACTTGGTTCGTGACCTTGAGGACAAGTTTCTCTGCAAGGTTCGCTGGCAGAACGGTGACGAGCGGATCAACTTCCCAGACGGATCATCTATCGCAGTCGTTGCAGCATCAGCTCATGCTCACGGATTTTCGGCATCAGTTCTGTTGGTGGACGAGATCTGGGACATTTCGCCCGACGTAGTTTTTACAGCCCTGCGTCCTTCACAGGTCGCTGTCAAGAATCCGATGATGATGATGTTCTCCACCGCTGGCGACCAAGGCTCAACAGTGCTCTTACAGCTTCGAGAGCAAGGGATGGCAGCGATTGACTCAGGCCGAACTGGCTCGCTCTATTTCGCTGAATGGTCACTTCCGCCCGGAGTGAGTTTGGAAGATCGGCAGTATTGGGGCTGGGCGAATCCTGCGCTCGGTACAACAATCACGATGAAGGCGCTCGAGCTTGCGTTTGACTCGCCAAACCGTCAAGCGTTCATCCGAGGTCACCTGAATTTGTGGGTTGATTCAACTAACTCGTACCTCCCGATCAATCTGTGGAACGATCGCAAGAGCGTAGATCCGATGCCTGCGATCCAGTGGATCGTCGTTGATTCGTCCGTTGACGAGTCACGCTATGTTTGCATTGGTTGCGCGTACGACGGGACGCGCGTCATCGTGACGACCGAGTTTGTCGTGGAGTCCGCCCAGCAGATGTGGGCCGAAGTCGTGACTCGAATGTCAGACTCATCCGTCAAGCTCGCGTGTACGCCATCGCTGGAGATCCACTGCCCTCCAGATCTCCGCCGAAGGATGACGATCGTCGGCTATGCGGAACTCATCAAATGGACTGGCGCAGCTCGTGCGATGATCGTAGAAGATCGCGTTCGCCACACTGGCGATCTAGCACTGTCCGAACATTTCGCTCGAGCAGTAGCAGTCAAAACAGGCGGAGCGATCGTGCTCAGCTCGCAGAAGAGTCCAGGCCCGATAGAGCTCGCCCGATGTTCAGTGTGGGGAATCATGCTCACATCACGACCGAGAGCATCAGCGAAACCTCAGATGGCTTTTGGCTGACCCTCGTGGACACGCTCCGAAAAGTCTGAGAGAATCCGAGGGATGGCACTCTTCGGAAGTAAGAAGCAGGACGCGACCCCAGCGTTCGCGCACGCACCGCTTCAAGCTGCAGCAGGTAGCGCCTCTCAGAGCGGGCTGGGTCAATTTTGGAGTTACACCGTCGGGGCCGCTTCCGAATTGGCTCTGTCCGTTCCGACAGTTTCACGAGCGACACAGATGATCATCTCTCTCGTCGGCTCACTTCCCCTTCGCCATTACACGACACAGTTCAACGGCGAACGGTACGAGAAGATCTATCTTGAGAACGAATCATGGATGGACACTCCAGATCCAACCCTGACGCGTAACTTCGTCATGTCGAATCTGTGCATGGATCTCATGATGCGCGGACGCGCTTTCCTCTATGTGACTTCACGCAGCTCTGCTACCGGACGGCCTCTCGCTTTCCAGTGGATGCCCTGCGAGATGGTCGACACATTGGATCAGCCCGGTCCGCAGTTCTTCGGAAAATCCAACAGCATCACATTCAACGGGATCAACATTCCGACACAAGATGTCATCCAATTCCTTGCACCCGTTCAAGGGTTCCTCTGGACAGGTCGCCGAGTCCTAGAGACCGCCATCAAACTAGATCGCTCTGCTGAACGCTTCGCCTCAAATGAGATCGTCGCTGGATACTTACAGCAGACCGACAGCTCTGAACCTCTTGACGCTGAATCACTTGGTGAGCTCGCTGCAGCATGGTCAAATGCGCGACGCGTGAACGCTGTCGGCGCATTGAACTCGGCTGTCAAGTACGAACAATTTGACACAGACCCCAGCAAACTCCAGCTCGTAGAAGCACGAAACTTCAGCGCACTCGAACTGTCTCGAGCAATCGGTGTCCCGGCGTACCTTTTGGGAATCGGAATTTCTGGCTACAACTACAGCAACGCGACACAGGCCAAGCAGGATCTCTATCTGCTCGGCGCGAAGCTTTACATGGATTGCATCCAAGAGACCCTTAGCGGAACAGACATCCTGCCTCGTAATAGGTTCGTGGAATTTGACACCGAAGATCTGATAGAAGATGTCGCAATGAACCGCACAGAGATAGACATTGAAGAACCTGCCTCCATGCGGACACCTCAGGAGATGCCCTCATGATCAGACTCACCGCTCAACAGATCACACTTGACGCTTCAGCCGATGGCGAACCATCACGCCAGATCACTGGGCTCGCCGTTCCTTGGAATGTCAAAGCGACTCTCTCTGGTGGAGAATCGGTCGTATTCCTTGAGGGCTCATTGCCCGAAGATGGCCCAATGCCGAAGCTCCTCGAATATCACGACGAAACACGCGTCATCGGACGCGTCACCGAGCGAGTATCCACTGCCGAGGGCATGATGTTCGTCGCCAAGTTAAGCGCAACTCGTGCAGCTGACGACGCTCTCGCACTGCTCGCCGATGGCGCTCTAGATTCCGTCAGTGTTGGCGCAGTGCCTACTAAATTCAAGCGCCTCGCAGACGGGACTCTAGAGGTCTCTGAGGCTAAGTTCGTCGAACTCTCGGTCGTCACGACACCGGCATACGCCGACGCTCAGGTCTACTCAGTCGCAGCCTCTTCACCCGAAGAGGAAGCACCCGACGAAGAAGAAGAAACACCAACCCCAACCCAACCATCCGAGGAGGATGAAATGTCAGAAGCAATCGAAGCAGCAGTACCCACTGCCCCCATCCAATACGCAGCACCGAAGCGCGAGTTCAAGCTTCCCACCGCTGCCGAGTACATGGTCAAGTTCGTCGCAGGCGGATCCGAATTCGCTGAGTTCAACCAGCGCATCGTTGCAGCTGCACCGAATGTCACCACGACCGACACACCCGGCATCCTTCCAGTGCCGATCATCTCGCCGATCTACAACAACTTCGTAGCCAATTATCGTCCACTAATCACCGCTATGGGCGTTCGCCAAATGCCCCAGAGTGGCAAGGTCTTCATCCGTCCGAAGGTCACCACACACACGACCATCGGCGCAAGCAACGGCGAACTCGTCGCTCTCGATCAAGGCACTTTCGTCGTGGACGACATTCAGATCACGAAGGCCTTGTACGGCGGATTCGTGAAGCTCTCCGAAGAGTCAATGGACATGACCTCACCTGAGGTTCTCGGTGCATTGATTGACGACATGGCTCGCATCTACGCGAACGCTACCGATGTCGCAGCTTGTGCAACATTCGAAGCTGGAGTCACGCAGACTCAGGCCCTCGCCGATGTCACCGATCCTGCCGACTGGGTGTCGTTTATCTACGGTGCTGCACAACAGATCCTCACCAACAGCAACGGCAACCTCCCCAATGTGATGGTGGTCAGTCCTTCGTACTACGCGTCCCTTGGCGCATTGGTGGACACTGCTGGTCGTCCGTTGTTCCCGAATGTCGGCCCACAAAACGCAGTCGGAACTGGCGCATCAGCATCAACTTTCAACGGCAACGCCTTCGGCCTGTCATTGGTCGTTGACCGCAACATCACCACCCTTCCGATCTATGTCGGCGACAGCAGTGGCTTCGAGTGCTGGGAACAGCAAAAGGGCGCTGTATCGGTTGAACTGGCTGACGGAGCACTTGGTCGCGTCATCAAGTTCCGAGGCTACTTCAGCTCGGTCATGATTGACGCAACCAAGTTTGTCACCAAAGCCTGAACCGACTAGACGAGTAGAGAGAACGAACGATGGCAACATTCACAGTCACGCATCACCAGCGTCTGTCAGATGTTGCCGTCGTTCAGACTCTTGAGAACACTGACATCGCGATCGGTCAAACGATTACGCTCTCAGGTCTAGGACATGGCCTCAACGGCTCACACATTGTCTATGCAGTACCGACCTATTTGTTCATCGGCATTGACGAAGAAGGCGACTACCTTTTCGACTCGGATGTCATCATTCCGAACCAGTTGCTCTTCCAAGATGTCGGCGACGACCTTCCACGATCTGCAGCTGATCCAGTCGGCTCGCTCGTCTGGACTCAGACCTGCACATGGATAAATGTCGCCGATCTCACCGAGTTTCTCGGCATTAGCGGAGCGACCGCCAATGACACAAGTTTCATGACCTCATCAGTTAACGCCTCGAATGCTTGGAGTTTCAAGCGCAGAGTACAGGCTGGATATTCCGACAGTCTCACGACCGTCCCAGATGCTGCAGTCAAAGCTGGAGTCGTGCTCATGGCTGCGAGCTTGTACCGTGAGCGCGGAAGTTTGGACTCCTTCAACAGTTTCCAAGACATGAACATCTCCGCACCTGTCGCTTCAATGGGTCGGATAAACCAGTTGCTCGGCATCAAGAGATCGCAAGTGGCATGAGATGGCTGGCATCTTCACAGAAACGATTGATGCTGTCTCGGCAACGATCACAGCTCTCGGCCTTGTGCCGGTCACTGATCCTCGGAACGCTCGACCTCTTACTGTATTCATTGAGCTTCCTACTTTCAGTGCGTTCAATAACCAAACAGCGGACATCACGATCGATCTCCGAGTGTTGGGCGCGCCACCCGGCAACCAAGACACTACGGACTACATACTCGGAGTCGTTGATCAACTAATGAACTCCTCTCTCGCAGTTATCTC